CGCTTCAGCCACCGGCCCTGCCGGACCAACGGGGCCCTGAACGCCCTGAATGCCCTGTGAACCTTGCAGACCCTGCGGGCCTGTCGGACCAGCCGGACCCGTTGGGCCTACCGGACCCTGTGAGCCGGTTGGGCCTGCCACGCCGGTATTGCCTATGTCGCCCTTGTCACCCTTAGCGCCGGTAGCGCCGGTCACGCCTATGGGGCCCTGCGTGCCGGTGGCACCCTGCGCGCCCGTGGCACCGGTTGAACCGGTATCACCCTTGACGCCCTGTATGCCCTGCGCGCCCGTGGCACCGGTAGCGCCGGGCGCACCGGCAGCACCGGTATCGCCCTTAGGGCCCTGTAGCGGGCCAACGTCAGTCCACACCGTACCGGTCCAGACCCAGCAATGGCCGGTGTCCGCCGTGATCCACGCATCATTGACCGCGTGGGTGGTGGGCAGGGCGGCAAAGTTGGCCACCGTGCCCTTGAGGTTCATGCCGATGCCCGCAGGCCCCTGCGCACCGGTAGAGCCGGTGTTGCCGGTATCGCCCTTTGGCCCCTGCGGACCGGTTGCGCCCTGCGGCCCGGTCTGGCCTACAAAGCCCTGTATGCCCTGTGGACCCACTGGCCCTTGTGGGCCTTCAATGCCCTGCGGTCCCTGCGGGCCAAGCGCACCTATCTGCCCTGTCTCACCGGGCGGGCCCAGCGGCCCTTCAACGCCCTGCGCGCCCTGCGGCCCTACCGGGCCAGTGAAGCCCTGTGGCCCGCTCAGGTCGCCGCAATCAACCCACTGGCTGCCGTTCCAGACCCAGAGGTGGTTGGAGTCGTCGGTCACCCATGCGTCCATGGGGTCAAGGCTCAGCAGCGGCAGGTCCACATAGGTGGGCACATGGCCCAGCAGCACAAAGCCGCTGCCCGGCAGGCCCTGCGGCCCTATGGGGCCCTGTGGTCCCAACTGGCCCTCAGGCCCGCGCGGCCCGCCCACGTCACCAATTTCAACCACTATCGTCTGTTCAGCAACAGCCTCAACCACGATAGGCGTGGGCTCTACCGTCAAATCAACGGTGGTGGCTTCGCTTTCAATGACCACCACATCTGTGATGACCTTGTTCATGGCGTGCGGCGTACCCTGTTGCGGAGTTCAACAGTCATGGGTGCGGTGGTCTGGTTGGCGGCACGCAGCAAAGGCGTGCTGCTGTCAGTAACGTCCTGCACCACGGTGACCGGGCCCGCCAGCAACGTGCTGACCGCACCGGTTGGCCATGTCAGCTGAAGATCCCACACCATACTGCCGATGGGCAGGCTGGTGCTGACAAGCGGGCTCAGCGTGGCTTCAACAAAGTTGGGCAGCACGACTTCACAGTCTATGTTGAATATCTGGTCGCCACCAGCTTTGTTGCGGATCTCAGCCTTGGCCACCACATCAGTCAGGTCCATGGGCACGGTCTTGGCCTCATCAGTCCAGAACTTGAACTGCCAATGGTAGCTGTCACCGTGGTAGATGCTGAGCGGGTATTCCCCCGGCATGCTCATGGCTGTACCTCATCCTCAGGCGGCGGCAGGTTATCCGGGGGAGTGATTTCTTCTGGTGCGAACAATTCATCAAGCTCAGCCTGACTTACCGGACCATATTCATCAGTGCCGGTGCCCTCACTGAGGTCAAGAGCGAGCGGCACTTCTGTTCCCCCGGCAGCATCATCCTGTTCGGGCATTGACGCAGCTTCTTCCTCAGCCACCAGCTCTTGTTCCTCCTCAGCGGTTCGCTCCTCCGATGCAATGCGGCCACGCTGAAGATTGTTGTAGAGCGTTTCATAGCTGATGACCTTGTTCATCCACAATTCTGTCAGTTTGTTGGCCTCTTCGGCCGTCATGTCATTGTCAAGGAAGCTCAGGTCTGGTTTGACGATGATTTCATTGGGGTCTTCGCCCACCAGCAGGGCGCAATAGCGCAGCGCCTTCTCAAGCGCCGCCGCTGACACCTGTGCCACGCTGATCAGGGTGGCGCTGCCCGCGCGCGCCCGTATGCGCAGCGCCTCACCGCTCTCAGCCGCCTTCTTGTCACCCACCGCGAACATGCGTGAGCCCGCCTCAGCGGCGTTGCTGCGCTCATCCTCAATTGCCGTCTTGTGGGCGGCTATGCCCGCGCCGCTGGGGCCCACATACTTGGCGTCACCACCCTCAGGTATGGCTATGCCCACGCCAGCGCCCACGTAGTCAGGCACGTCATCCTTATCCAACCCTATGTAGAACAGGGTCTCCTGCCCTGACATGAACAGCTGGTGCCGGTAGTCGGCATCCAGCCTGTAGATGGCGCTGGCAGAACGGATCACGCCTATCAGCGGTATCTGGTCGGGCGGCAGGCTCAGGTCACGGCTGCCCGCCACCACTAGGGGTATTTCACCCAGCGGTTCACCGCCGCGCGCCTGCGGCACCACCACAGCTGTGGCCACGCCCTCAGCCACGTCTTGGTCAGTGGTGTCATCATCCTCAGTGAGCGGGTCACCATCCTCATCAAGCACCTGTACCTGATAAGTCTCGTCAACCACCTCTAAAACGCGGTAGCGTTTCTTGCCATTCCATGAATAACCTGTGCGAACACGGTAGTCTTCTTCCAGCACAAAGAAGTTGCGGCTCTCAGACCAGTTGATCAGGCTCTCAGCCTTGTAGAAGGCTATCCACGGCAGTTCACCGCCCTCAGGCGGCAGGTCAACCAGCAGCGCCACCCGGCCAACCGTCAAGATTTCCTCGGTGATCTTGCGGTGCAGTGCCTCTAATGTGAGCCCATCGGGCGTGGCGCTTTCCCACATGTCCGCCAAGGGGGTGCCTTCATCAAGGCCCTCAATCTGCGCCTCTGACTGATGGATGATACCCAGCATGCCCTGAATGGTGGGTGCCGCCATGTCAGGGAACTGCGCCCGCATCTTGTAGGCGCTGTACATTTCCTCCGGGGCAACGCTGCCCTTGAAGCCGCTGGGCATGGGCAGGTAGATGGTGCCCTTGCTCTTGACCGTGGTAGCCCCGGCAACGGTGTCACGGCACTCCTGCCAGTCTTCCCAGACAATGGCTAGGTCGGGGTGCTTTTCCTTGACATCCCCCTGAATGCGCTCCTTGGGCTCTACCACCTTGAGCTTGGTCGCTGACTTGGCCATTACCAGCCTCTCACCGTTGCGCCGGTTGCTATGACCGTGCCCTGCGCGGGCACGCCGCTGGCTCCGGTATTGTACAGGGTCAGGTTGAGCCCGGTCACCCCGCTGACACGATACTTGCCCGCGCCCACCGTGACGTAGCTGCCCACCGCATAGCCGCTGGTGCTGCTGACCGGTACTATGACCGTGTTAGCCACCGCTGGCTGCGTGAACTGCGCCGTGGTCTTGGCTACCGGGCTGAACACCGCGCGCCGCTTTTCGGTGCGCCGCGCATAATGCGTCATATCCGGCCTTGGCTTGGTCAGGTATCCATGATGATGATGCATCAGTGATGCCCTCCCTTCAGTGCCATGACACCGCCTCTGGCAGACTTGCCGAACATCAGGTCAGTGATTGCCCACACCGCAGCATCCAGCCTGTCCGGGGAACCCGCCCCTTCATAGCCGCGCTGCGTCATGAAGATCATCTGGTCCTCAAGCTTGTTCAGGTTGCGTCCATAAACGTGTCTCACCCGGCCTTGTTCATAGAGCGCCGCGATAGGCTCAGCCCGCACCGCTTTGCCCCGGCTGGCATGTACTGGCCTGTAAGGCACTCGCCGGTCAACAGTGCGTATGGTATGCTCAACCATTGCGCCGCCGAAATTGGCTTCCCCAACAATCATGTCAGCGTCGTTGTTGTTGTAGCTGGTGACCACCCGCTTGGCCCAGTCAGCCGGACCCCAATTGACGGTGGCGTCCTCCAGTACGTAGATCATGCCGTCATCACCCAGCCCGGCACAGACGATGCCCACATCATCACCCACCTCATCCTCATGGTCACCGCCACGCGCATGCTTCTCCACTCGGCGCATGTCTATGGCCCCGCTGGTGCCGCTGGGGTCAACGCCTACCACCACGCGGCGCATGTCAGGCAGGGTCTCCCAGCTGGCCATGCCCGCCGCCGTGGGGTTGGTGGGGCTGCGCATTTCCAGCATAGCGCGGGTCCACAACGCGCCGGGCACGTCATCAAGCACCTCAGCGTGCAGTTCCTGCCTGCCCAGCCTTGTGCCCTCATAGCGGGTCTTCATCTTGCTTATGAAGGCCGGGCTCAGGTTCTCATAGTTCTCGTAAGTTGAGCCACGCGTCACATAGGTGTCAGGCGCATCCAGTAGCTCACGGATGACCGGTATGGGGCGCGGCGTGGTGGTCACCAGCTGCTTGGGGTCACCTATGCGCAGGCCGAATTGCAGCATATCCCACGTTTCTTGGGCATAGCGCCACTTGGCAAGCTCGTCTGACCATGCGGCCTCATGCTCAGGCCCGCGCAGCTGCTCAGGGTCATCGGCGCTGTAGGTATGGGCCACCGCCCCGTTGGGCCACACCAGCTTACGCAGGCTGGGCGTGTAGATGGGCCGGAACTCAGGCGGGTGGCACCTCAGAATGCCACCCGCTGATTGCACCATGACATCGCGGGCATCAGCTGCCGTTTCTGCCACGAGTGCCATGTGCCCGCAACGCCCGTGCGCCAACGGGGTTGCACCGCACATCATGGCGCGCACCCACTCCGCACCCATGCGGGTCTTGCCGTAGCCACGGCCCGCCATGGCCAGCCAGACGTTCCAGTCACCGGGCGGCTCCTGCTGTGACGGACGGCCCCAAAAGGACCAGTCATACTCCAGTACGGCCATTTCTTCGGGGGTCAG